CACCTGAGCCTGTACGACAAGCGTGAAAACATCACTGTTGCTTTTGAAGGCGCTGTGGTTCGTTCGATTGGTGTCTTCTCTCCGAATACTGTCCTGCCAGAAGGCGTAAACCAAATGCACATGTTGCTGGACCACGGCGAGTCCGTAGCCACGCTGACCGAACAACTGGCGGAACTGGAAAAACGCAAAGCGCAGACCAGCAGTACCTTCGTCAGCCGCACCGTTGAAGCAAGCAATGCCAACGCCAATGGTTTGATCCTGTAACACCAGGCCTAAATAAGAGCAGTGGCACTAGCCACTGCTCTTAGTTTATGTCTGTTTTTTGTTAACTTTAAACTAGGGTCTGATACTATGTTTAACGGAGGGGCCAACAAGGTGTCTAGAAGCTTCCATGTGGATATTAAGCAGTTTTCCCTGACACGAGTCTTAGGAGCCGAGAAACGCGTCTCCAGTCGCAGATTAGACGTCACTGATTTAATGTCAGTGTTGATCGAAGAAGGGTTTAACGACTTTGAAGAACCTAGAACTTATGTCCGCATGAGCGGTTATGACTTCGAAGGTTTGCGTGAACAGGTGGTAAGTAATCTCTTGGGTGTACCACGCGACGCTTTTGTTAGCATTAAAGCGGTAGGCAAACACAAGAATCATCTTACTGTTTCTTTTGATTATTAAAAGGACATAAACGTGCCCAGTATTAACCTATTGGCTTTGGCAGAAAGTTTTGTCTTAGAGAAATCTGAGCACATTGGCGTGCGTTTGGAAATCGCTAAAAGCTTTCTAACTAATGCCGTGGATTACGTCAATACAGCCGATCAAGAAAAACGTGACGAGATTACTCAGCATGTTATCGACATTGGCGAGACGATGTATCCAATGGTAATGCCAGATATGGTTTTTGATAAGTGTATTAATGATGTGCAGTCACTTATCCATCAAGCCGGTTGGGATAAACGATTGGTCGTAAAGACTTCGTTTAAATCAGTGGGCGGTAATCTGTTTAGCGTGCGCATCGAAATGGATCTCGAAGCAACTGGTGTCAAGCTGGGGTGGAAAGCTCCAGAACAAGAAGAAGACGTCAATGAAGACGCCCCACGGAAGGACATGGCCACTACGGCCATTAAAGATAATCCGACTCTGGATGACATCAATGCATTCCATCGACAGGCTCGTAGCAGGACTCGGCCAAGACAGCCTCAGCTATCTGATCGAGGCGGAAAGTTTATACGCGACATTAAGAAAAGAAGTTAGTGGTCTAATAACAGGTGATTTGCCAATAACCCGTTATGATGAGTTGGCGATGGGGCTTTGGGAGAACACGATCGAAACTGCCTTTGACTATTTGCAGAAAGGTCACCGGCTTGATGAGCCAACGTATAACCAGCGTTTGTTCAGAAGACACATCTTGCATGATGACGTTTGGGATCTCATCCAAGATAACATGCAGTACGTTATAAGCCAAGTTACACGCATACCCCCTAAAGGGTATTTGGAATACAAGCCAGCCTACAAATTGGTCTACCCTAGAAACATTATGGTTGAGATTGATGCGCGGGATATGTTAATCCCCAATCCATTAAAACCTGAACCGCTTGTGTGGAGTCCAGATGACAGCGATTAAGCAAGTATCCGTCCCTTTAGGTAAGACTGTCGACGTGTTTGTTAAGCACGACGTACAAGAAAGTAATGCAATAGTACTGATTAACTTCCTGGTTAAGATCTGGTTAACTAACCCGATTCAAGATCATGAACGCCTAATTAAGTCCAGTCTGGAAATGATGGATTTGGACGAGTTAGTAGAACAACTGTTAATTGTCGAAGTTCTGCCGTTTCTTGCAGAGATTGGAAAACAAGTGTATACCGCCTCCCTCGACGGTGCCATCACAACTTTCTCTGTAAATAAGCACACAATTCTTTTGGAGTATTCACAATGAGTGGCGTTAAAGTAATTACCCACAATATCCAGGTCCCACCAAACACTGACATGCAAGAACTGGGTGGCGCTTACAAAGCCCTGTTTGAAACCCTGGGCGTGAAGAACACTGACATTATCCCCTTTCCATCTACCGTCGGCGGTGTCACCCATCCTATCGAGGAATGCCTCAAGAAGATGACCAGTGAATACATGGCGACCATGAGCCTTATCCAAGGCTTGGTGATGGAACACGGTACTCTCAATTTCGAAAACATGACCTTTAACGGTATGACCGCGGTCTTTGCCTTCAACTACACGGAATAGCCATATGCTGAAGCGTGTTCTGTATGTTGACCCAGATGCGCTTTCCGCCCACCTAATCGATAAGCTGTACGACGTGGATGGGCAAGGAGAACTGACTTTTGCAGTTATCCAAAAGTATCTGGTTGACCAAACAAAGCGTTTGATGTCCATTAACGATAACAACGAAGCAGAAGACCTGGAAAGCGCTATCCATCATTTGCTTACTGATGATATTCACTCCTCTGAAGAAGTGCTTAATTATCATGTAGGCAGCGGTTACGGAATGGCAATACGTCATGGCGAACATCTTTTGAAGCTTCCACTAATCTTTATTGATTATAACTTCCATTAGAGGTTCACATGGCCATCACCCCGAAAAAAGGCGACATCGTTAGTTTCCAGTTTATCCGTAATGGTCTTATTGGTGACCCTAAAGTCCAGGTTCTTGTCGAAGGCGATATCAATTACAGTATCGCCAAGGCTATCGACCCCGAGATCAATCGGAAACATGAAACGCTGTTTCCTTACTTCTCTTCGTCGGTGGGTGGTAACAATGACCCATCGGCGTATTCGTACATTGGCATTATCAACAACAACGGTCAACTCGAGATCGTTGGTGTACCGTGGATTCTGGAAAGCTCGTTCCAGTACGTTCAAAGCCGCCGTGCGGTAATTAACGTGTCGAACTGGCGAGAAGAGTTCACCGCCCCAACAACATCGTTCTTTGCTGATCTCGGGGTCAACTGGACGATTAACAAAGTTGATAACGAATAGCCTTAAAGTAATTCTCTACCAAGCCTCCTATTAAGTAGGAGCTTGGTAGTTATATTTTTATTTTTTGTATTTTGTATTTTTCTTTAAGGGCTTTTAGATGACAGCTCAAGTCTTGAATTTTGATAAAGCGAGAGAAGTTAAACTTTCTCCGTTTATTGCACAGGATTATGTACCCAATCGGGATATCCTTAAATCGTACCACGTACAAGCGGCAATCTACTTAGCAAACTTTTACGGTCATGATTACAAGCACGTATTGGAATTGTGCGAAAAAGTCTTCATACCAAATGAGAATGGCTTTAAAGAAGTAAAGTTTGGTGTATTCAAAAAGAACAAGCACGGTGACCGTGTACCTGTTGTAATGGGCGCCAACGAGTTCTTTAATACAGTTAGGCAAAACAATTGGGTATTGTCTCCTTCGTTAGTAGCGTACAAACACGCAGACGACGAACAATCGGTTAATTCGATTGGTACCGAAACCTTTATGAAGTTTCGCGCACTTTATAAAGGTAAGATGAAAGAAGCAATTGCAGTTGGCGATGACGAAGCCAAGAAAGCATTTGACGAATTTCAGAAAGCGCTGAAGATCTTTAACAACGCACAATCTGGCGGCATGTCCTCATCAGGCACCCCACTGTTTAACAAGTCTGGTCACACGTCGTTGACTAGTACTTGCCGTATCGTCACCTCTACGGCCAACCTGCTTAACGAACGACTGATTACCGGTAACAGGTTACTGCTCAGCTACGATAAGACCATGGAGCTCTTCCTGAGCACTTTGGCGTTCTCTCGTCGTGATGAGATTCAAGATGTAATCAACGAATACAAAATGAACTATGCAACAGTTGACCAAGTCATGGACATGGTTAAACGTTGCGCTGGTTATTACTGGAACAACCCTAGTCAGCTTAAAGCGATCAGGATGTTCTTGCGCGGGCTTAACAAGCTTGAACTAACAATTATCCTCTGCACAATGGACTTGCGCGGGCTGTACACCACTAACAAAGAGCTGATGAAACGGTTCTTTAATGAATGGTGCCACATCCCTGTAATGCCAGAAGGCTTTAAAGCAGAGGACGGTATCAAACCAGCTAACGACGATTATGAGACTATGATCGTAACTAAGTTGGGTCGTAAGCCAAACAAAGATGAAATGGCTTATGTAAACGGATACCATGTGGAGATGGAACGTAAGTGGGCTACTTTTATTAGTGCTTTCTTGCGGGCAGACATCCCACCTACAAGTATCTTCAGTATCAAAGAGTTGGTTCGTGAAAACGTTCTGACTTCCGACACTGACTCCATGATCTATTCCGTTGACATGATCATTGATGATTACGTTGACGACGAAGAAAGTGGCATTTGCTTCAACGCGGCGATGACGTACTTTATTCGTTGCGCTTCTGTAGACCAACACGCTCGTCTAAGTGTTAACATGAACGTGGCTAACCGGTTCCGTAACCGTTTGACCATGAAGAACGAATACCTGTTCAGTTCGTATGTTACCACCCTTATGTCTAAACACTATTACGCCATGCAGTTGATGCTTGAGGGTGTTTTGCACAAGGTGCCTAAGTTAGAACTTAAAGGTGTTCACCTTAGAGGGATTAAAATCGCTAAGATGGTACGCGACTTTACTAACAAGCTTATGCGAAATGTACTGGATGCCATCTACAAGAAGAAGAAACTTGATGCAGCTGAAATCCTTGGTGAGATTGGCGATCTGGAACGTGCATTGTTCACCGACATTAAAACTGGCGGTGTAACTTGGTTGCGTAAAGAAAACATTAAAGAGGAATCAGCCTACACTAATCCTGAGTCCTCCATTCATTATTATCACGAGCTGTGGGAATCTGTGTTTAGCGCTAGTTACGGCAAAGCACCAGAGTTGCCTTATCGTGCGGTTAAAGTCAACCTGGCATTACACAACAAGAGCAAAATGAAAGTCTATTTTGATTCCTTGGGTGAAAGTGCTTATACCAAAACCTTTAGTGCGTATATCGAAAGTCGGCCTAAGTTGACTGCGGTGTATATCCCTGAAGACATGGTAGCTAACCTGGGAGGTATTCCTAAAGAGTTGTTGCCTATTGTAGACACACGTCTCATTATCCAACAGAACTTTAAGAGCATCTATGCCATCCTGGAATCGTTAGGGTTGTACTTCATGAACAGCAAAGTGACGCGTTTGGTTTCAGACGAACATTAATGCAATAAGCAAAATACTCCCCTAGCCCTTTGCGGGGCTAGGGGAGTATTATCGTAACACTTATTTCTAGTTTTTAGAAACTAACTGAGACAGCTCCTGGGCTATTCCCTTGAAGTTATCTCTACATAAGTTGGAAGGGGCCTTAGAGAAGCTCGCGACCACGAAGGGTAGTACGCGTTGGGTAACAGACTTAACGTCGCCCACAGGCTTTCCTAGAGCGTTAAAAATAGCAAAGTAAATGCTGTACCATTTAATAACGTTTTGATCCCACAACCAACGAGTCTGAACAAACATCTTGTTGTCCCCACCATCCTCGTAGTTAAAGAAAGGTGTTGGGTAGATGCTGTCAACGTTAGCTAACAAATGCCCAATATCCGATAATGGAGTACTGGTCAAGATATCCAGCTTAAACGTAAACCATTCCTTAATAAGCTTTGCCTCATTAAGAGTGGTAAACTTAACGGTCTCCATCTCAAACAAGTCTTTTGTGCTAACTCCGTTAACAAAGAACTCGTATAAAGAGTTAACCATTACACTTTGGTTATGGATGAGCTGGGCTGTGTACAGAGGCCACATGCAAAGATAAGCAGCAGGTCCTGTGTCACGGGTACGGTCTTCCCGCATCCATAGCCACCAGCCAATTGCCAGCTCCACAACGTTAATAGCCACAATAGCTATCTTATCCTTGTTAACCACACTGTCCGGATTGCGTTCTGCAATTAATTTGTACCCACGAGTGAGTATATTAGTGTAAACCGGAATAATGGGTCTTAAATGATCTTGGGCTAGCTTAGCTTCATCATAAACACGGTCATGTTCGATAAGGCTCCACAGTTCATTGCAGCCCTCACCGTACATTCCCACTTTAATAACAGAACCCACTCCATTCATGGAAGTGATATTAAACAGAGTTGATAATGAGTATGAACGAAACTTTGCGTTGGCAATAACTTCTGCCAGATCCCATTCTGGGTCAATTGCAAGGTGTCGTAAAAGCTGTACTAAGAAATGTTCATCATTGAGGTTGATGACCGATCGGTCCAGATACTCTCGAAAAGCTTTCTGATTATGTGCTGTGACTCGGTGCAGGTTACCAAGCCCTGGGAAACGTTTCAGTGGATACTGAGATAGCCTGTGCTTTGGAAATGGCAAAGTGATCATTAAGTAAGTTCTCAGTAGAAGTCTATTATATAGGAAATGACGTTCGCGTCCTCCACAACTGGGACGAGCACGCACTTTCAAAATTCAGTAGTACAGTTTAAAGGTTCTTGACTATAGAATTTGGATAGTCAAGAATATTTCAAACCTGTATTACTAATACGAATCACAGTAATGATAATCTCATTCTTGTGGTATTCCGCTAGTTACAAACACTATCTTCGAAGATAAGGAAAAAGCATCATGGGTCTGGAAACTGAAAACAACGAATTCAACAACTGGCAGGAAAACAACGGCAACAATGCTCAACAACAAGGTAGCACCGGTGGTGGTATCCTGGATCGTCTGTTCCGTGTCAACTCCCTGGTAGCCGACAACCGCGGCATGAAGATCGTAGACGACGTCTACAAGGTGCTGACCGAAGGCATCTACAAGAACATCCAAACATCGACCACCGACGCACACCAGCGTCAGATCATCCCGACCGTTGAACACCTGACCTCTGCCATCTCCTCGGCGTTGCCTGGCCTGGGCTTCTACGTCGTACTCGACGGCACCATGTACATCATGGGCATGCTGTTCTCTAACCGCGAAAACAGCTTCGCTACCGAGCACATCGACGTCAACCAGGGTACCGCACAGCAACAACGCGTATCGATCCCAGTGACTCCGGCCGCTCAGGTCAACGCTCAGTTCATCGCCAAGCTGAAAGAGCACTACGGCCGTGTTGCACAAACCAACGGCGCCACCGGCATCGAAGTGATCAACCTGTTCGTCCAGGACATGGAAATGCTGGGTCACCCGGAAGCGGGCGATCAGAAAGACTGGGCTCACAACATCGCCATGTACGCCGCTCGTCAGTGGGAAGAATCCCTGCTGGTTACCGGTGCCAACATGATCGTCGCCGCTGGCCGCGAAATCCCAGCTCCATGGCTGGAACCAGCAACACCGTACGGCAAAGACAACACCGCTGAAGCTCGCGTTCAAGCAGTATCCGGCCGCGTGACCCACGCCAAAACCCTCAGCCCGGCCAACATGGAAGTTGTGGTAGCCACCGTCAACAACCGTAATGGCAACGGCAACTACAACCCGAACAACGACAGCTCCCGCGAAATCGCCCGCATCACTGCGTCGGTATCGCTGACTGGTGTAACCTGGGAAGAGTACCAGGCTCAGCAGTTCGCACTGTCGCAGTCTGCTGACTACATGACCAACCTGCGTAGCTGGTTCGGTAACTCGATGAACAACTCGATTTACCAAGGCTCGTACCGTCCGCTGCGTCCAGAGATCACTCTCGAAAACGTAACCGCTGGCGAAATGATGCACAACAACGGCGGCCTGTAC